ATGCCTGCTCAATTTACGCAGTGGGTTCCTCACGTTGATCTAGTTAAAAAGAACTATTACTTCCCTAAGAAAAGGGAACCTGTTATTGTGCCACAAGGTTCAAACGTTGAAGCAGCTTGGCCTAGCACTTTTAGTGCTCATGAAGCTTTCAACATCAGGTGGAGACACTACCATTGTTCTCATTTACGTGATCAAGCCATCACCACAGAAATAAAGGAGAGAAACTTAATTCTAGAGCCTCCTTTAACGTCAACTATGAGTGATGTGTCTCAGTCAGGAAAGAATGCAAACCGCAATCGCCCAAGACAAAGAAAGAATAAGAAGAAAGTTACTCAAAAGGAAGTTGATCAGGTTACTAAAGCAGTTGAGCGTAGGCTTGTTGTTAGGCAGTCTCGGTCTCCTTATGTGGCGCCACTTCCTCGCGCCCCTCGTGAGTCCCGTAACAACTACCTTAATGCAAAACTTGCAGTACTTGGTACTGAGGACCCTCAAATCCTAAGGCTTATGAAGTCAGGGTTAACACAACAGGGTGCATTATGGATGTTAAACGCTCTCGATCCTTTCCCTGATAGCCAGCGTAAGCATGCTGGCTACCCAGATATTAACTCTTCAAAGTCTATGCTTCGTACCATTCGTGAGAAAGTTAACATTAGTGCTCCTGCTAGTGTTACTGGTACTGATCTTTGGGATGTTCATATAGTTTTTGTCCCCCAAATCTCCAACACTGATTATGTACTTTATCAGCAGATCTTTGGAGATGGCTCTTGTGCTCAACCAGGAGGTTTGCAGTTACTTGGCGGTGGTGCTGTCCTTATTATCAAGGTGCCCACCGGTCGTGACACTTTCCCTTCTGTTGTTGGAGAAGCATTTAATATTACTGGGTTGGAAACTCAGCGCATTGTTTTCGATCGACAATTGACCGGAAACATGCGTTTAGTTTCAGCTGGTGGTGAACTTTGCAATCGCTCATCTGCTCTTGTTGATGGTGGAGATGCAACTTTTTATCGCTACGGTCAAACGCAACAACTCACTCAATTCCAATTGGCTTTGACATCTGATGACAATCCCGTTGGCCCTTATGTTGGAATTGGAATGCGCGCACCCCCTAATAATGTTGATGGTGCAATTAAAATTGGCAATTCGTGCACTTGGCCTGCTCGCCAAGGTGGTTATCAGGTATATGTTCAAAATAGCGTTGCGAACCCTGTTAAGGGTTTTCAGAATGTGACGTGCATCTTTAAGAACATTGATGCTGACATTTCCACTGGAATACAAACAGTTGGTTTTGGAACTCAACAAGGTCTCAACTCAATGTCAGGGACCCGTTTACCACCAACATCTGCTCAAGTGCTAACTGTTCCATATGATTCATCTGGCATGTATCTCACTGGTCTTCCAGCAAGTGCCACTCTCACCTATACCTTCCATGGTGTCATCGAGGAGTTCATGTCCTCATATGATGATAACATCGATGCTTGTGAGATGTCACCTGCTTACGATGAGAAAGCGATGAAAACATACAGTCAACTTGCTCATTCAATCCCTGCTGCTGTTCCGTTGGATCAAAACTACAAGGGAGAATGGGTTGCCAAGCTCTTGAGATTTGTTTCTCAAATTGCTACCCCCATTGGTGCTGCCTTAAATGCTGTTGTACCTGGTGCCGGAGCTGTTGGTCTTGCGATCACTAAAGGATCGAACTGGGCCGCGGACAAAACTGATCAAATCTATGGCTCCAATAATTAATTCCTAAACCGAACTCATTG